CATGTGCGGATAAGCATTTTACCGGATTCAACATAGAAGCCATTCCATTTATAACGATGTAAATGCTTCGAGCAAACACCACCTTCGTCCATTTCAATACGATGAAACTCTAAAGCACCATTAGCTTCAATTAGTTCTGTTGTTCCCCATACTTTACCTGCTTTCATAATTTATTATCTCCTTTAGTTAATTGTATAATTCTAGCATAAGCATTTTGAATCTGCTCTTGTAGATCGCGTACATTATTTTCAAGTAAATCTATTCTATTGGCTTGAGCCACAATAATCTTTCGATTCTTTTCGGCTTCCATTTCATCTGGTAACATTAAAAAGCTCCGTTCTTATATGCATATTCTAAAGCATTATTTGCTTCTTTTTCAAGAGACCGCTTTTGGTATCTGTTAGCAGTGTCTCTATCTATTTCTCTTACGAGTTCTACTATTTCATTTGGTGTCATTGGATATTGTTTGTCTATAGCATTACCAGCGATAGAACACATGAGCTTATAAAACATTCTATAGCGGCCGGTGTTATCAATATTGGCGATAGCAATGTATTCACCTAATAATTTCTTATTTACAAACGGGCAATCTCTATAACTTGACCAACGATATTCGGTATTCTCAAGAGAGGCTTTGCGATGTTCTATTATTTGCTTTCGCCATTCGTCTGGTAGATTAGCCATAAAATCCCCAGTCTTTTTCTCGACATAAGGATGCTTTGCAATTAGATAATCTGGATCTATATCTGAACCAGCCGTATTATTAAATATAAAGTTATTAGCGCCGTCATACTGTGCAGGTACATAATACATACGAGAAAGATCTTTAGTCTGTTTATCTCCAAGCGAGTCAAGTTCCGTGTTGAGGGCGAACCAGAAAGCCTTGATTCTATCTCCTTCAAGCGGTGCTTTAAGAGGAAATACCAATCTGAACTTTGGTAAAGAATCAGTACTGCTAGCAGTAGAATAGCAAATAAAATTGTGACTTCCGAAGCGTAGTTTAAGGGCATCTTCTAGATTCCCCTCAAACGCATGATCATCAATGTCAACAGCAGCCCAACTTGCCCAATTGACCACATTCGCATTGGCCCTAGTTGTACCAGATACATAAGTAGCCGGTGATATAAGTTCTGCATTTGTTTTACCTTTTAATGGCCGTTCTGATAATTTATATAAGAATTTAGAAAACTTATCCCAAGTGTCAAAATCAAATCGTTTATTTGTGGTATTATCAAACCGGCTTTCGAATACTGTCATAGAATACATTATACAAAGAATTCCTCCAAGGTTGCCACTGGTTCTGGGTTCCAACCTACAGCATGTAGAATTGGTAGCAGTGGATCAATAAATGTCTTCTCAAACATTATACCATAATCTACATACTGTTGTAAACCAAATTCTTTTGGCAACACACCAGGAAATGATATTACATTTTCCTTAATAGTATTAGGTTTCTTCAAATAAACAAATTTAATCTTTTCTCCATTTTTTATGGTCTCATATTTTTTCTCTAAAGAATAACTCTTTACGAGATTATTATATAGTAAAGATCCTCTTACGTGGATGGGAGTACCTTTCTTATATACTTCTTTTCGGTCTTTCCACTTTACAATTTCTGTGACACCACGAGGAAACGATACGGCTTCTGCCGGTAAGCTTGAAAATTCTTTCTTAAAATCTGCAATAAATCTTTGTGTTTCAGATTCGTTGCTATTTATGATAACGTTAAATACTTCTTTAAATTTATTGCGTACAACTTCAGGAGTAGACGACTTAATAGCTTCAATACCCATCATCTTAAGTTTAGGCTCAGCAAACTGTACACCTTCAGAATTATGTACATTTAGAATATATCTTTTCTTTGCAGTCCATATGCCACGATCTGCAATAACTTCACGAGCCATCTCCATACGAGGTGTATAACCATTCATAACAAAGAAAAACTCATCATAAGCTTTTGCCATGACCGGTTCAAAATGCTCTTTACATATTTTATCAAGAAATTTAACAGGATCTTTCGGCTTAAACTTCTCAACAAGAGGACCCATATTGACATAGATTGAATCGGTATCAATAGCAACGATATAATCTTTATCGGATTTTGTAATATCGTTCATTGCTTTGTTCATACATTGTTCAGCCCACTTGATAACAGTTTGACCGGTGAGTGTAACAGATTCTGCGAGCGCGTTGTCGAAGTATTTAAAATATTTGTTGGCAAGTGCACCATACAAAGAGTTAAGCAAAATCTTAATTGCCATCTGATTGTTTTCAGCTTGGTTAATTTTAGAGAGAAGAGATTTATCCTTTGTCTTCTCATATTCAGATTGAGCTGCAAGCATTTGCTTTTTAACGATAGTTCTTTCAGCATAGTAGTCAACAATTAATTGTGGAATAATACCCTGTTTAGTGCGCTCAAAGGGGACACCAGAAGCGCACACAGTATAGTTATTATCCACAGCCGCAGATCTATCATGTTTCGAAAGATAGTAATCAACTCCTTGCGGAAAGCGGATTGTATGGTCTCTACAAATAGTTTCTGGTGATATATTCTGCTGAACAATAATATTAGGATATAGAGAATTAAGATCAAAAGAAACTACCCAATCATGCGCACCTACGTGAGGATCTTTTACATACCCGCCTTCAATAACATTTGGATTCGAGTTATTGGCGTATGGAACCTTTTGAATTTGTTGTACTGGAGATATAATGTGTTGAGATAATAATCTACGGTAGATAATAGATTCCCATATATTAGTAGTACCAAAGGTATCGTTTACGTTAACGCCACCACGATAAGCCATAGTTAAGGCAAGAGAGATAAGCCCCATCTTCTGATCAATACGGTCAACAAGTTGAACATCCTTTATATTATAATCAATAAACTTCTGATGATTTTCTTTATATAGTGTATAAAGATTACCGTGTTCTTCGTACGATAATTTCTTTTCGCCTACAACTACATAACCGATATGGTCAAGCTTATACGATTCTTGATTGCCGTATGAATAGCCGAACTTCTTGAACAATTCAAGATAGTCTGCTTGTTGAATACCAACAATTTCGTATGCAGGAAGTTCACGTTGCATAGAACGTACATTACGTTCATTGACCATATTCCACGGAGATAAACGGCGAGCCGCTTCTTCTGATCCAATAAGACGAATACGATTTACAATGTAAGGAATATCAAAATGTCTTGAGTTCCAACCAGTAATTACATCAGGATAATTCTTAGTCCAATACCCTAAAAACTTAGCAAGCAATTCTTCTTCTGATTTGCAATGATGATATTGCACGAGATCGCCATGCATATCTATTTCAGATTTTTCTGCATCCCATTCGTCTAGACCCCAAACCTGATAAACCGAAGACTTGCTAGATTTTAGTGCAATTGAGATTACTGGATAAGCTGCTTCTTCTGGAGTAGGAAAGCCATTATCAGAAGCTACTTCGATATCAAAATTAACTACGTTTACGTGGTTGGTATCAAACTGAATATCATCAGGAAATTTATCTGTAATAAATTGATGGATATAGTTAGTAGTACCATAGATACGTTTTCCTTCAACGCCCGAATATAGTTCTACGTATTCCTTTGCGTCTCGCATAGAAGGAAATTCTTTGGGCTGAACATTACCGCCACCAAAAGCTTTATAGCCAGTATCATTTTGCGATAAACTATAGAGCGTCGGCCTGAATTTGTATTTGTGCTGAATTGCCGAACCATTGTCAGAATAGCCACGATATAATATTGAATTACCATACCGGTTTACTGATGTATAAAAAGCCATGTATTCTCCTATCTTCACACCATTCTAACACAAAAAAGAGGGATTGTAAACCCCTCTTTTATAAATTCTTGCCATCAGGCGTATGCGTGCCTGAATTATGTAAAGCCCATACTATACAATTAAAACGATTATATCTAGAATACCACGGTCCAGCATGACGTACGCCCATGACTAAACCTTCTTCTCTCAGCTTTCTATACCATCGTTTAAATCTTTTATGTCTTTTATATACTTCACACACGATTACCTCTAAGAGCAAAGTACATACAACCCACCCACAGTAATACATGAAGATTATCATATAATAACACGTCAGTAAAGCTTTCAGGTTCTCCTGTCCAAATTACTCCTGTCATAATACAAGCCATCGTAATACCTGAAAAACGTGTAATTATATCGCCGAACTCTTTTAGTTTTTTAATATAATCTAATACTCCGCCGACAATAAGGCCGATAGCGCCGCCTATTTCACCTAATACGACAAATGTCCAGACTAATAATGTTAATTCTACAGGAGAATCGCTTACATCAATAGGCCACTTAGAAAGTCCTTGTTGCAAGAATATAACAATAAGAGGTATTCTAAGTAACCAATGAGTCATGCAAAACTCTGGTATTTTATTGACCAGTCTTTTAAGCATTATAGTTCAGCCAATAGAGCCTTAAATACTTTTTTTGACTTACCTTTTACTTTGGCTTTTGAGATATCGTTGTCTCCATCGCCTACTACAACAATAGCGATCATTCCCATTGTTTTATGTGGTGAGCATTGGTATAGATACACGCCTGGGGTATCAAATGTAATGGAAACCTCTTTGCTAAGTTTTGATTTCTTTGGCGCTTTCCATCCATCAGGGCCAGCGATAAACTCTACATTATGTCCTTTTTGTGTCGGTACCCAAGTAACAGTATCTCCTACATCAATACGCGCGATGTCTTGAGAATATACCATCTTAGCGCCATCTTCACGCTTATTTAACATTTCAATTGTTATATCTTCAGCGTATGCTACTGCTGCAAAGAGTGACATGATACTTGCAGTGATTAAATTTTTCATAGATTTTCCTATCTTTATTTCTTTACATTAAGATTGGACGGATTATATTGTTCGCCATTATAGGCAGGATAGGTGTCGTCCTCTACCCCAGAATTACAGCCTACCACTACTACAAGTAGAAAGATGATTGACCACAATGTAACTCTCTTGGTCCACATCATAAACTGCTCAAACGTTTTTTCTGCTTCTTTCTGAGCTGCAGCTCTTACTTCTTCATCTGTCATTAAGATCTCGTTTTGTAATATGATCGATAGATTTCACGAAGCTCAACGCTATCAGTGGATTCTTGTACTACATAGTCGGTTTTATCAACCCTAGCCGCATCGGCCATACCAATAGCATCTTCTTGTCTACTAGCAATAGCAATAATTTCACCATCTTTTTTTCTTACTATAAACATTAGTTCAGTCCAAAGCAAGGCAGGATATTAAGATTGCAGTACCTTCCATAATCTTCAAGCCCTACCATTGCCATTAGTAACAAGACAGGAACAACTGCAATCATAAAAACAATAACCGCAAACGCTTTTCCAAGATCTTTAGTTGTACAATATTCAGTGTGCTCACTCATATTAACGCTCCGCTAGTACTATAATAGTTTGAGAGTCATGATAATCTCCGCTTTCATAATAATCACGGAATGCTATTTCCTTTACCATCGTACCATCTTTTACACGATATGTTACGATTTCCCTGCGAATAACGTCTGTAGTGTCCGCATCAAATGCTGATTTAAATGGTCCTTCATCACTCATTTTCATAAAATCTCCGGCTGTAGTAAATTTCAAGTCTTGCATTTCATTATTCATGTTCACCGCCGGTTCCTCGTATATTATAAAAACTATATGGTTTGCGCTTTGCAGTTTCAAAGGTTGCTACCGTAATAGCTATAGCCCCAAGTAAAAGCGAATGCATAATCATACTAAATACTCCGGCCCACATGCTACCGATAATAATACCGAATACAATACACCACATCCATGCCAATACTTGCATAATCATATGGCGAGTGCTAAAATCTGGAATATTACTTAAAGGATTTTTCTCATGGTCCATTACTACATTCCAACTGTCATGTATAAATTTAATCATCGTCTTTCCTTTCAAAAATAATCACTAGGGCTGCCACAAATAATGACAGCCCTAATATGAAATACCAATCAGGCATTATTAAGGCATCTTTGCGTCAATGCCTTCAACATAGAACATCATCGTATCTAGTTGAGCACGAGTTGCAACTTCACCTTCTGCTAAGAACGGCGTACCGTCTTGCTTATTTAGTGGGCCCGTAAATCCATGCAATTCACCGCTAGAAATAGCATCTTTAATACGTTGTGCTTCTTCTGCTACCATAGGTGGCATATTTGCAAACGGTGCCATCTGAACTGCACCTTCGTCCATAGTACCAAAATAATCTCCTGATGTCCATGTGCCATCAAGTACTTGACCTACTTTAGCAATATAATATGGGCCCCAATTATCAATAGACGCCGTTAGCTGAGCTTTAGGTGCAAACTTCATTTGATCTGATGCTTGACCAAATCCTACGATACCAGCTTCTTGTGCTGCCTGTAATGGTGCAGGCGAATCTGTATGCTGTGCTAATACATCACAACCTTGTTGGATCATAGCTACTGCAGCATCTTTTTCCTTGCCCGGATCATACCATGTATATACCCATGTAATAGCAATCTCTACATCAGGATTATACTTCTTAGCGCCCAGATAATAGGTATTGATTTCACGCATAACTTCTGGAATTGGGAACGAGGCGACATAACAAATCTTGTTGGTTTTTGTCATCATACCTGCAATAACGCCTTGTACGTGCCGAGCTTGATATAAACGCAATCCATAGTTAGCAACATTCTCTGACATTTTGTAACCAGTAGCATGTTCAAATTTTACGTTAGGAAATTTCTCTGCAACGTTCATTACTGGATCCATATACCCGAATGAGGTAGCAAAGATAATATCGGCGCCTTGAAGAGCCATTTGAGTGAGTACTCGCTCTGCATCTGCACCTTCTGGTACTGACTCAACAAACGTAGTTTCGACACGATCGCCAAAGGCGTCTTCTACTTGTTGACGACCAATATCATGACGATATGTCCATCCATGGTCTCCTGTTGGTCCTACATAGATGAACCCAACTTTTGCTTTATCTGCTGCAATTCCAGCAGTAGCCATCATGGCCGCGGTAATGAAAACTAAAAATTTCTTCATAAATTTTTCCCTATTTTTTGTCTGAAACAAAAGAATACATTTCTTTTGCTTTTTTCATTAAATCATCCATAGAATACATTTGATATGCTTCTTGCACTTCTTCGTAGTTTTTCTTGCCTTGTTCATACATATCATTCATCAGCTGTACGTTCATACTATACTGCTGATCCATATAATCTTTTGCGAGTTTAAGCATATCTGCTCGGATTTCAAACGGGTTCTTATTAGTCATTGACATAACCCTTCATATCATTTGCAAGCTTATGGACAGCTTCGTCCATAGCTTTAAGTTGATCTTTATAGAAATTGAAAGTGTAAGCATTTGCTGCTTTGCTAAAAGTATCCCAACCGGCTACTTTTAAGTCGACCATTTCTTCATAGAAAGTTTTATTATGGTCCATAAATTGTTTGTATGTAAAAATCATTTACATCTCCTATATGTGTGTTGTGTGTGACTAAGAGGGCGATCTCCCGCCCTCTGTGCTTATTTATATGGATTACTAATTATCATGTAATTTTTGTATTTCCATCATGCACTTCCGAGACTCCTCGTGAAGCCCCATTCTTGCGAGCTCCGCTGCCGCTCTGGAGTATCCAATCGTCTGCGTAAACCGATCGAATGAAGACCACAAACCCGACAAGGGTGAGAAGACATAGTTTGCTACTAAAGCTGTCATCAGACCCATCCTCTTAGATTATTATTAGCTTTGATATTATTGATGGTCTCATTAGAGCGCGCCACTGTATAGATGTCGCCACGTGTAAGACCAATATCTGCTAAATCATAATCTGATAATTTGCCTAATTGACGTTCTGTTTCTTTAATAGCCCGAACTTCTAGACGATGCTGTCTATAGCTACGGATTGCGTCAATAAGTTGCTCAACTACTCTCGTTGAGAAGCTGTGCGCTGTTAGTATATGTTGTGTCATTTTGACCCTCGTTTTTTCCAATTGAAATTTTACGAGGACGCATTTCTTCAGGGATGACGTACTTCAGTTCGATTGCAAGTATACCATCTTGAATATCTGCTCCGTGCACATTTACGTGCTCAGACAGCCTAAAGGTTCTTTTAAACTTCTTCGTAGAAATACCACGATGAATAAAGTTTCTACCTTTTGAAACATGCTCACCTGTTACGGTTAAGGTGCGATCCTTAACTTCAACAGAAAGTTCTTCTTCTCCAAAACCAGCCACAGCCAATTCAATCAGATAATCCGACTCAGACGTTTTAATAATATTATGCGGTGGATAATGATCATTTGAATGTTTAGCGGTATATTCTAACTCGTTAAACAGATGGTCGAAACCTACAAAAGATGAACGGGGAAATAGTGTTGTTAAGCCTGTCATTGTTATCTCCTTTTGATCAAGCAAGATTAAAATGGACCCAGTTAACTGGCATCCGTGGTTATTTATATATCTATTATATAATACTTTTATGCAAAATGTACATAGCCAATATGCATTTTTTTACACTTCTAGATCAATTAATTGACCTTGTGGAATTGGGCTTGGATTTACTGTACCATCACCGTTATAACGTAGAGCAGATTGATCTCTTAATTCTTGGATCTCTTTAGCTCTTGCCATAATTTCTTTATGACTATTAATTTTAATTTCGGCCCGCGAGGCTGCTTCAACCACGCGGAGCCTTTCTTTTTGAAGATGCGCATAAACAAGTTCTGAATTCGGATATACCGGAAGGTATGGCACAAATTTAGAATTTGATACTGCATCTGACATTACTTATTTCCTATATTATATTTAGGGCAAAGTTCCCATTCATTCTTATCTTTGAATGGAATAATTTTAATTTGTCTTAACGGAGCAACATTAAGTTCTTCTTTTTTTACAAACTCAATTAAACCCCAATCGCTTAACAATGTAGCAATAGTATTACGTCTCGCTAAATCATTTTCTTCGAGGTTAGATTTTTTACCATCAAGCATAAAGAGCTCTTTAAAATGTACAATAAAATATCTGCCTTGCTTATGTAAAATATGGCACGATTGATATAGCTTCTTATCTTTACGAGATGCTACGCCTATACGAGTGAGTGTTTCTCTTACTTTAAGAAAATCATCTGGCTCATTAAGTGTAATCTCCAACATAGCATCTGGAGCCCACTCTATAACATTATTTTCTTCCACCTTTATTCACCTTTTCTTTTATCTTTTTTATTTGGTCAGGTGATAAGAGTGGTAATACTTGTCTTGCTTTTTCATTACTGTAACCATAGTATTCTTTAACCACTTCAATATCACGATCCGACTCAGGTTTATTCCATTTCGAAAATCGCTTACGTTTTCTGATTGTATTTATAAGAAAGTGAAATTGTAGTTTGTTATCTAAATTGTGATGCTGGTTCATCATATTGGCAAGAGAAGCGGTGTCATAAAAATAACTAAGACCACGATTTACCATGAAAGAATTGTAAGATTTCTCGCATTGTTCGGTAACCATTATATCTTGTTTAGTATCATTAATCGATTTCAAATAATCAAAATGGTTCATAGGGCGCTCGCAACAGTTTGCATACGCATGACATCCATGACAATATCGTGGCGTGGATCATGATGTACAAATTTTTCTTCTAAGCCGGCAGGAATAAATTTATCGTCAATGTTAGTACCCCATAACATTCCATCTAACATTGACCGAGTATCACGGATAATCCACCAAGGATATGGCATAGCCTTTCCAAAATGTTTTAGTACTGTTTCTAATACAATGGGATCAAACCCATTGCCGCGAGTATAAACTTTAGCAAGCTTTTCTTCATCAAGGTATTCAATAAAGAAAGTCCATAAATCTTCGATAGATCTATCTTGCGATGAAGGCTTTAGCTGTTCTCTAGCCTCTGGTGATTTCTTTTGCCACCAAGCTAAAGTAGATTTATCAATAATACGGCCATGCTGTTTAACTTGCTCTTCAACATTAAATTTAATAAAGTCGGTTTGGTATAATAACTCTTCATATGTATACGGTTCTTCTACATATCGGCTTTCGTCAAATTTAAGAATAGCCATCGATACCACAGCTCCGATATCTGCAGGGCCTAAAGTTTCAAAGTCATATATTAAATTCATTTAAAATTCACCTGTGCCATAATTTCAGTCATCATAGCAACCATATTTAATTCATGATCTGCTACAAACGCATCTTTATATTGATAGTCCGCGAGAATAAGAACCAGTTGAGGAATAGATTGGTTATCTACGAATTCACTCATATTATCATAAAGCATACGAATAATTGCGACAGGCTCTTGGTCCATATTATTTGTGACCCACTGTCGCATCTTCTTAAAGTTTTTCTCTTTAAGATGTGTATTTAAAATGTTAATATCACCGCTAGCAGAACCAGATATACTGCCATGAATACCAGTACCGCTAATACTTCGCCGTTGAACTTCATTGATTGCTCGTCTCCAATCAGGAGCGTATTTCATAATTAAATCAGCTACCGCTTGAGGTTCAAACTCTACGCCTTCTTCCTTTAATATATATGTTAATCGTTTAAAGAATTGACCCGCAATCTCTGCCATATCTTTTTTAGACGTATTAAATTCATATACACCGCACCGCGAGTGAAGCGGATCAATGATTCGGTTCTTGAAGTTGCAGGTAAGAATAAAGCGGCAACTATTCGAGAACTCTTCGATGAATCCGCGCAATGCTGGTTGCGTCGATTGTGGATTGAGGTAGTCAGCCTCGTCCAAGATACATACTTTACTTCCTCCAGACAAAGAGACTGTTGAAGCAAACTGTTTGATTTTTCCTCTGAGTGTATCAATGTTGCCTTCTTCTGAACCGTTAATAACAATATAATCTGCACCTATTTCATTGCATAATGCTTTAGCCACAGTAGTCTTACCTAAGCCGGCAGTTCCGGCGAACATCATGTTTTGAAGCTCGCCGGATTCTACCATTTTCTGAAACGTGTCTTTTAAAGACTGAGGTAAAATAGTTTCAGAAATAGTCTGTGGTCGATATTTCTCGACCCATAAAAAATCGTTCATTCAAATACTCCATAATATAGTGATTGCATTATACAGCAATCTTTGCTAGTTGTAAACTAGTCTTCACTTTCTGCAGCTTCTGCTTCTGAAGCTTCTTCGCACATTTGAATAAGTTGAATGCATTGATCACGAAGTGTACCAATTGAAGACAATTCCTCGCCTTTAAATCCTCCTCGTGTAGTAACAGCATCGATAACTGCTACTGCGCTACGGGATACTCGATTTGCCAATTCATTAAGTTCCATTATTTTCTCCTATTAAGAACTAAAAGTTGAGTTTTTTTCTAAAGCGACCCAGTACTTCATATCAGCACCTTCTTGGTCAAGTGTAAATTGTGAGATAAGTTTAGATGAAATAGAGACATTATAATCTCCAGGAATCATCTGCAAATTCTTAATATTAAGAATAAAGTTAAAGTCACCGCTATGTTCGCCCGGTACATCAATGGAGTATGTATTAGATGTAACGTTTTCAATATCGACAACAGTAAGAGTTACAACACCTTCGCCAGGAGTAATTGATAATTGATCATGGCCAAGAGCAGAAGCAGCTTTTTTAACACGGCCAAGTGTATCTTGGTCCAAATGAAATGTCACTTCAGGAGAAGGCATTGCAATGGGTTTAGTTGGTGATGTTAAGATATCAACATCAGAAAAGAAATATTTTATTTTAGAACGACCAGAGCTATCACTGACAGTCATCCATTTCTCATCTAGTTTTACATGAGACGTATCAAAAAGATTTAGCACAGATAAGAATTCTGACAAATCATAGATTCCAACTTCGCGATCAAACGTTTCTGGTACTGTGGCCTGAGCTAAAACATTTTTAGCTTCAGACATAGTCATTATAGAATTACCTTCACGAATCACCAAGTTTGGATTGATTCCTGAATAGTTTTTCAATAGATTCATAGTAAATGTGGACAATTCCATATTAGCTTCCTTTTAGCTTACTAAAGTTTTTCTCTTTGTGAAATTCCAATTTCTTTTGAAATCTACCTTCGAGAATATCACCTTTATGACTAATCACAAAGATATTCGTATCGTCATCAAGAGTCTCAATAATTTTCATAAGGTTATCTACACCTTCATAGTCTAGAGATGAGTCAAACGTTTCGTCAAGCATCAATAGATTAGTTGATACTGAATTTTTCATCTTAGCGATCTGACGCCAAGTAAAGAGTAAAGCCAAATCAATACGTTGCTTTTCACCTTCAGAAAACGAATCATAAGAGAAGTTATCTCTATGCCTTGATCTAATTGTTTCTGAGAATGATTCGTCTAAATTGAATGAGACGAAGAAGTCAAGCACTTGCAAATATTGATTGACAAGCTTATTTATAACAGGTAAATATTGTTTTATAATTTTTGTCTTTATGCCAGTATCCTTAAGCATTTCAAGTATAATACTATTATACGACAAAGACTCGTTTAAGTACAATCTTTTTTCGAATAAATCATCTTTTAATTTTTTAAGAGCCTCTAGTTCTTTACGCGATTTACTTAGATCTCCTCCAGATCCCCGAATTTGTTCGATCGAACTATTGATAGATTTAATCTGTTCTTGTAACCGGCCAATCGTTTTATTGTTAGAAGTAATAGAAGAGGTTTTGTCTCTAATTTCGCCTGCGGTATTTGTGAGCCGCTCAATAGCTGATTCCACAACAGCCGACCTTTCACTGACATCACGAACCGCGTTGTTAAGTTCTGTTGCTTTTTCTTTAGCGGTTGCCAGCTTGGCGTCTCTAACTTCCGAACTAATATCTTGGGTACATGTGGGGCATGTATCATTCTCTTCGTAGAACTTTGTTTCTTTGACCAATGTTTTAATTTTTTGACTGAATTCAGCCTGGTAGTGTAAGAGACTTTGCCGTTTGTCGTGGTTTTCTTTGAGATCTTCTTGGAGGCCATCGGACCTTTCTTCGATTTCAGTTGATAATGAAACATTTTCGCATTGAAGGGTATTAATTTCTTCTTGTGCATTGCCGATATCTGATTCTTTACTATTGATTTGCTCAACTGACAAGGCCTCCACTTCTTTGATATATTTATTCTGAAGATCGATCTTTTCTTTATTTAGCTCCGCATCATAATCAACACTCTTAAGATCATCCTTAA